GTACCAATTATCATGAATTGCCGGTGTAGTTTTAGAAGTTGTCTTTGTCTTAACCATCGGTCTACCACCAGTTGCTAGAATAATTGGGCTCGCAACGAATTTAAGCTCGTTTGTATTCGGTTCAGCTGAATTTGTTTTTGATTTCGATGAAATATTAGGACGACTCGCCGAACAGTTATACATAACATGACGAGTTGCTTTCACATCACCATCAAACTCAAATAACAGCGCGAATGGTTTACCTTTTGCATCGGCCAACTCATTTAATACACCATCTGTCTCATCTAATTGTTCGCCTAACGCATCAATTACAAATTGCTCCGGAAGGAGTGCAATATTTAATGTTCCTTCATAACCTTGGTTATTATCCGCTGAGTAATAAAGCATATCGTCAGCATAGAATTCAATTAAATCACCGCGTGGTTCATTTGTTAGTTCAACCGCACCAGGCATTGGCATTGGTGTTCCAAATGTAACTACCCCGTCTTTTGTTTCATATGTTGCATAATGGACATTTTTCAATCCAAAACTCACTTTGTTCTCACCCATTTATATCAACCTCGTTTCATAATTTTTTTGAAATAGTTTTTCAGTTTCAATAAAAATCCCATACGATTCATAAGGAATCTCATGATCGTCTAAGATTTTTTCAAGATTTTCTTCAGCAACCAAATCTTTTTTAGTTGTATAAAGCTCTATATTTAAATCATTTATCTTGTGATAAACCTTGTTATCAGCCATTAAATTCGCTGATCCGTCCACAAGGAAACAAATATAAGGTGGCGCTGGAACCGGATTAGTTGGCGTTGCTGTGAAATGTGAATAAGCCACAGGATAACCTGTAGCATCAAGGATTTTCTTTAATTCACCTAATGTCATTGTTGAATCGCCCTTTCGACACGTTCAATTAATTCATTTATTGCTTTTTCTTCTGCCGGAGCAATATGAACCTTAGCTGCTACACGGCCGCCGTTTGCTTTAGCATGTCCCTTTTCCAATAAATGTGTAAGTTGCGGTTTCAATGCATTATAAACAATGATTGCACTGCCATCCTTCTTTTTCCGCCAACCTTTACCATACTTCCCTGTTTTCTTAGGACTTTTTTGTTTTAATTCATTCACAAGATCAGTCGCAACCTTTTCTTTAGCATCTTCTATATCTTCTTCTACTAGATTAGTGTATCTTTGCAATTCCCTAGCAATATCACTTGCAAGAGTATCAATATTAGACACCCGCTTTCACCTCACAATAAAGTTCGATTTTTTCATCGCCTCTTTCATACGTGCGGTAAATGCTATATTCTTTATCTCGGTACTTCACTTTTCGTTCATCCTGGTAATCCCAGACATGAACAATCAATATATGACTAACCTTGATGTTACTTTGTCCAGCTTGAAAGAATTCTGATTGAGGAACTGATTTTTTCTTGCAAAATACCTGTCTACTAAATACTTCATTTTCCTCAACTTGTCCTAATTCATCTTTAGTAATTGTTATTACTGGGAATAGTAAAATATCATTCATTTATAGTCACCCGCTAAAGTTAGATGATTCTTAAGCATGTTATAGGATGCTAAAAAACGTTCTGCCTCTTTTGCGTCTGAAATAAAATTAGCTTTTACATACGTAATAATTGCTCTTTTAATTAGAGGATCATTATCATCATTTGCCTTAAGATGAGAAACGCCAGATAACTTCAAATCATATCGAGATGCTTCAATTAAATCTTCAAGTTCATCATCAAGAGCATTATGTGAGACACGTACCGCTTTCTTCACAACATCAAGCATCATATTCATTCACCATCTTGCTTTAACTGTTTTAAAGCTTCCAGAGCGGCATCTTTGCCCTTAATCTTTTCGCCATTTGGAAGTTCGTAATACCCTCCTCCAACATGAACCGGCCCTTTTAAATCTTCTTGTTTATCTATAATTCCTTCTTTATTCAAGAAACCTTCATCTTGTAGATACATTACACGTTCTGCGTCATTTGATTCATATGAATCTGCAACACTATAATGAATGAAAGTGAATTTATCTCGAAAAGCTCTTTTTACAACATATTTATTCAACGGTTTCCCACTCACAGTTAAACCTCCTTATACCATAAAGAAAAGCGACTATTATACAGTAGCCGCTTTCTTCACTCGTAAGAATCCATTTTTAGAAATTACGTTACCACCTGCAAAAACAGAACCTCTATGGGCAATCATACCTTGCTTGAATTTAAAGTCTGTAGATCGTTGAACATCCATATCTGAAAAAATAGTAAGTTGATAGTTTGATAAAGGACCATATGCCATGTTATATTGTCCAGCTGTCGTTTTAGCATCAGAAACAGCCTTACAAGCACTATTAATAATGAATGGTACTCCATCAATTGTCCCTGAGTTACCATGCGATACTACGTTGTATACCTTTTTACCATCAGAAGTACGAAGCTTAGCAAATGCTTTTAAGTCTAGTTTATTTAAAATCAATACTGCTGCATCTTCTACGTCTTCATCTCCACCATAGCTATAAATAATTTCATCCAATGTAGATGCATCAATTGCTGAAATTTCTAAATCTGTTGCTGAATCAATCGCCGTAGCTGCTGCTGAGAAAATACCAACAAGTCGATTCGTTGCACCCGTACCAATTAAAATTTCACGAGTTAACTTTTTACGAGTAGCTACAGTGATACCCTTCATTACTTCAGCGTCGTAATCAGCTGCTGGTAATTTTTGAAGCTCTTCTGTGTCTTCTGAATAAGCTGTAACTTTTGCCTTTGTGATATCTGCATATCCAAACGTTGTTTCAGCTGTATTGTAGTCATTACCTTCAGTCGTATAATCGCCTTCACCATAACTTTTGATATATGGTTGTTGGTAGCTTTCTCCACCTTTTAATGTTTTTGTAGACACGCGATCAATTAATGTAGAAACTTCATTAAATGTTGGGCGGATATCTGATGCGCTATGTTTTGGAAGAACTACATTTCCACTCCCTACAGTTACAGCTCGATTTTCCATTAATGCTTGTCCTCGTTTTTCAGACACTTCTAAATCAGCATCTCTTTTTTCTGGTTCATTATTAAACGTCTCGACTGTACGAACTTCTAGACTTTGACCAGTATTAATTTCCTCGGCCTCTTTCAATAAGCGCTGGCGTGTTTCAAATTGTTTTTGAGATTCATCAAGCTCACGTAATTCAGTTTCTAATGCTGTTAAATCTATTTCTTTATCACTCTCAAGTAATGAACGGATTTCTGCTTTTCTAGATAAAATTTCTTGTAATGTTTTCAAGTAAACCTCTCCCCTATAGATATGTTTTTAAAATTAGTTTTTTTCGTATTTCCGTTTGATTTCTTTCATCGACGAATTGTTTATATGGGTCATGACTTCTAGCTGAAACTTGCGAATCTGGATAAGCTGGAAAAGCTACAGGACTAATCTCTAGTAACTTAGCTTTTGTTATACTACGAACTACATTGTCCGGATCTGATTCATCCCATTCTTCCTTTACCATTTGGAAACCAAAGGAAACACCGTCAACATCACCGCGTTTAATCGTCTCGTATGTGTCATTTCCGAGTGTTGTATTGGCTAAGTCTAGTTCAAACCTTAGTCCAATCTCATCTTCAAATAAACGAAGAGTACCATTTTTAGTTCTTCCTAACACTTGTGATGTGTCGTGGCTCCATAAAGCTAATTGATCATCTTGAGTCAAGGACTCTGTGAAAGCTCCTTTTTTAAACTGCTCTTTAAATCTTTGCCAATAGCCCATTGTTACAGATTTCATTTCCCATTTAACTGCATAACCAGAAATTGTTCGAAGGCCATTTTCTAATTCCCTAATTTCAAGAGCACTACTCAGTAGTTCCCTCTTTTCCGTCTTGTTCATTGTCATCACCTCCTTCATCAGTGACATTTCCTTCTTTAACTAAAGCTGTATCTAATCTTCTAATCGGCTTAGATCCACCTTCAATTGGTCCAAGTGAAAGAATTGAACGCCATTCATTTGGTGTCATAGCTCCTCTATCAACCATTTGAACTAAGTCCATCTTTGTACTTAAAGAAGCGTATTGAAGTGAAGAGGATTCAAAGATAATCTTGTTACCAAATCCCCTTTCTCGACGCGAAAAAAGCTTCCTGGTATATTCCCCAGCAAGCTGCATTGCAAATGGCTCAATTTCCGATTCATAATAAGCTGTCCATTCATCCTCGTTGTATTTACTTTGGATAATCTTTTCGTTTGTATTAAAGAAATTATAAATACGTTGTACTGTTTCTTGCATCTGCTTGGAATCCGGTACAAACGCTTCAGGTTTCACTTGTTCTAAATCATATCGCGGATCAGAAGAAGCTGCTCCACCATCATTTGAGATATTTAAATAGTTATTTACAAAGTTTTTGACCTGACTATCAATATCTTCTTGTTTTAGTACTGACTTAAACTTAAGAATCCACTTTACTACTGCACTATTTTTAATTGCTTTAACAATACCTTGATCAGTAGTTGTAACAATCTCCATTAACTGCGCTAATGCATTACCAGGATGTTCTCCGAAAAAGTCATTATCATTAAAGTCTTTACGCAAATGAATGATATCTGTATACGGAATGGTCATCTGCTTACCATTTTTAAAATAAAACTTTAAAAAGATGTCTCCCTGTACCCCTTCTACAACTTCAACTGTCGTACATGGAATAGGATAAATCTCAGTAGGATAGCCAAAATCATCACGCTTAACATAAGCGAATGCATTATGATTCAACTCTAATTGAACAGCCATTTTCTCCTGAAACATTTGTCCTGTCATCAATGGATTAGGCTCTTCCAGTAAAAATCTCATATAGGAATCTGGATTCACCTTAAATTCAGTAGAATTATCCCGTATATGCTTGGCTATGAGCTTACCAACTGCTTTCGCTTTAGGACGTATACACGCTCGTATAATGTCACTTTGATAGATGTCCCCATTCCACGCAAAAAAACCTCCACCATTATCATTTATCATTTCAAAACGAGTTGTAGTAGGAGCCTGTTTCTTTCCAAATATCTTATCAAATAACCCCAAATTCTCACCTCCTTCTTATATCATGTTGAGGTAGTCATTTCGTTTTTCTTGAAGAACTACATATGCATTTAAAAGTGCTGCTGTGCCATCAATACGACGTCTTTGGTTCTTTGTTTTATTTGGTTGTATATTTAAATTATTATCAATAGCTATAGCTGTATTGGAGAGGCACCACTTATCAATTGCGTTGTTGTTATAGTTGACTAACTTAGATCCCAAGTCAGCTCCTAAAAGTCTCATCGGGCTAGAAAGAGTTTGTTTACCTTGTGCAATAGGAATCATAGATTCTTTGCCAAAATATCCTTCCATCTCCTCAACCCAATACTTAGCTGACCATCTATCATAGCCAATCCAAGGTAGATAAATACCACATTCATCTCGTATTTCTAAGAACCATTTCGTGACAAATTTATAATGAACGGAATTTCCCGGTGTTGTTCTTAATATTCCTTGCTCGTGCCATAAATTATATGGGATTTTATCTTCTTTACTTCGTTGCTCCAGTAAATCTTCAGGAAGCCAATACATCTGCTTCACATAAATATGTGGGTCTTCTGGAATCATAAAAATAACCTTCGCTGCTGTTAAATCGGTAGTTGAAGATAAATCGCAACCACCAATTCCATAGGAAGGTTTTAACTTTTCTATATCGAAAGTATCAGGATTATTTAGTTGTTCAAAAGTCAGCCATGCTTCTGTTGATGTTTCTCTTATATTAAAATCTTTTGTTAGTAAGTTTTTTACTAGCAAAGAATTTGCTTTTGCCTTGTTTACCTTTGTTTCAAGTTGGTCTATCTTTTTTATCGTGCCAAGCCCAGGATTGGCTTTCTGCCACTTTGATGGGTCAGTCCATTCCTCTCGTTTATCCAACTCATAGATTATGGGTAAAAAACGATCGTCTTTATATCCATCCGGATCATCAAGTCCATTTAACAACATTTCTGATTCTTCATACTTCATATCATACACTGACTCTCGGACAGTTCCTGCTGTTGTAATCATAAATATCATTGGCTGTTCTCGTGAAGAAGTACCATCTACAATAACATCATATAAATTTTTATCTTTCCAAGCATGAATTTCATCCATCATAGCACCGTGTACGTTAAGTCCATCTAAAGTTTCACTATCAGAACCAAGTGGTTTAAATGTACTATCATTCCATTCAGAAACCATTTCAGATACTAAAGGTTTAATACGCTTTAAGAGTGCTGGTGACTTCTTTACCATTCGCTTTGATTCTAACCAAACTAATTTCGCTTGGTCTTTCTTAGTTGCTACCGCATAAACTTCTGAACCTGGTTCCCCATCTGCTATTTGCAAATACAATCCAATACCTGAACCAACAGTAGATTTTCCGTTTTTACGAGCAACTACAAGTAATACTTCTCTGTATTTTCTTGTGCCATCTATTCCATGTACAAAGCCAAATGCTGCTGCAATAAATGCCTTTTGCCATACTTCTAAAACAATTGGTTTTCCGCCCCATTTTCCCTTTGAGTGCTTACAAAAGTTTTCGATGAACTCAATGGCATGGTTCGCTTTCTTTGAGTCGTATTCATATATACTTTCTTTATCATCAATATCACTTACTAATTTCTTATATATTCTACGAACTTTTTCACTAACAATTTCTTTTCCTGATTCAATAAGGCTGTAATATTCAATGATGGGGTTATAAGACAAAGGATATTGTATCCTCATTTATTCATCACGAAGTCATCAAACCCATCATCCTTCTCCTTACTTTCAATCGGTTTTTTAGGTATGTAATCACCCAACTGCTTCATTATCGTTTGATAACTTTTATTCATAGCTATATATCTTCTTGCCGCTGGTCTTTCTCTTTCATAAGGCTCTTGATTCTCTGATTGTGAGAACATTTCATCGTAACCATTTTCATCTAGATCTTTACGTACATCTTCTAGTCGAACTCGCAAATCTGCTGCTTCAACAATTAGCCCCTCTACTACCAAGAGGGTATCTTTTGGCATTTCTTTATATATCCGTCTAAGTCTGGTTATCTCTTTATTAACCCGTTCTTCTTTTGTTAGTTCTTTCTTTATCGCCATAAATAACACCTCATCTCTTCTGCATTTTGGGTAGGGGGGTCACGTGGAATGACCAATTTATTTTTTGAAGGTATCTCATCGGTCCTTCGAGAGCTTGAAAAAGATTTTGAAATAGGGGGGCTTTTATTTCTTTGGAAATATCAGCGTTCACTTTTTATTTTGATTTTTATTCTTTTTTTATTAAATCCCCATTCTCATCAAACATTAATCCTTCAACAACTGGACTATTCTTCTCATGATGTTCACGGTTGTGGCAATCCTGACATAAAAGTTCTAAGTTATGAAAGCTTAATGTAATCTCTGGGTTACTTATATTCTCTGGTGTTATGTAATCCTTGTGGTGAACAATTTTCCCACTCCCCTTACATCTCTCACACAATCCATATCTATATTTAAAATATGAATCCCTACACTTCTT